TTAAAGAACTGGTCGGGCCTGTAACGGGCATTCTTGATAAGTTTATCGAGGACAAAGACCAGAAGGCGCAATTAGCGCATAAGATCGCGACGATGGCCGACGAACACGCGCAAGAATTAAGCCTAGCGCAGATCGAGTTGGCCAAGGTAGAAGCTGGCGGTAACTGGCTACAGCGAAGCTGGCGTCCTATGATCGGTCATATCTGTTGGATAGGGCTGGCCTACAACGTAGTGGTCTCGCCGTTTCTAGGGATATGGTTACCTGTTCCTGAGATACAATCCGACCTACTGTATCCGGTGCTTTTGGGGATGCTTGGAATGTCAGGCATTCGTGGTTATGAAAGAGTGAAGGGTAAAGCATGATGCGTGGCGTATTACTGTTTAATCAGGATGGCACGATATACGCGGGCCTAGTTCATATAATGCCGAATGGTGAAGTCCATACGGGCACAACCCATACAGCGGCAAGTAAGCGGGTCTTTTACTACTCAGACCTGCCCCCGCCTAGTCGGATCAGAGCATTAGAAGCTATGGTGGAGCGGCACGATAACCCGAGTAGAACAAACGGAAGCCTAAACAACTGATGGCAAGACCATTGACCGAGATAGACTGGGATCAAGTCGATACTATGTGCGAGATACACTGCACTGGCGAAGAACAGGCAGCAGTTCTCGGCGTTGACTATGACACGCTTAACACGGCGTGTAAGCGCGAGCATGGCGTCGGTTTTTCGGACTATTTCAAACAAAAGAGCGCAGCGGGCAAAATGAGCCTCAGACGTAGGCAATACACCAAAGCAATGGACGGGGACAATACCCAGCTTATATGGCTAGGAAAGAACTGGTTAGGCCAGATGGATCAGCCAGAAGCCGCACCGATAGACTTGCAGCCCATAGTTATCGAGCGAGCCGATGAAGCTAACCAAGCCTCAGGATGATATATTCTTTAACGACTGCCGCTTTCGGGTAGTTGTTGCAGGTAGACGATTCGGCAAGACGTTCATTTGCGTGTATGAGTTACTGCGCGTTGCTCTAAGTGGTAAAGGCAAGAATTGCTGGTATGTTGCTCCGACCTACAAAGCAGCCAAAGAGATCGCTTGGACTATGCTTCTCGATGCTATACCTGATGGGTACATAGAGCGCAAAAACGAAACGTCACTCACGGTAACACTACGCAACGGGTCAACCGTTTCACTAAAAGGCGCTGAGAACCCCGACAGTCTGCGGGGTAGGGCGCTAGATTTCGTTGTGATGGATGAGTTTGCCGATATGCGACCAGAAGCATGGTACGAGGTACTACGGCCATCGCTATCAGACCGCAAGGGGTCAGCGTTATTCATTGGCACTCCGAAAGGGCGCAACCACTTCTATGACCTATGGACAAGGGGCGTTGACGGTTACGAGTCATGGAGAGCGTTTCAGTACACGACAATCCAAGGCGGCAACGTAGAGCAACAAGAGATCGAGGCGGCAAGACACGACCTAGATGAACGGACATTCCAGCAGGAGTACGAGGCAAAGTTCGTTAACTACAGCGGTATCATTTACTACTCGTTCAGTCGTGAAGAATCGGTAAAGACCTACAAAGGCCCAATCGAAGAGTTACATATCGGGATGGACTTTAACGTTGATCCGATGTCTGCGGTTGTATGCGTTAGGCATGGCGGGGTAGTACACGCGATTGATGAGGTCGTAATGTACGGGTCAAACACTGATGAGATGGTCGATGAGATCAGGCACCGCTATGGAAACAAGCCGATTACTATTTACCCTGACCCAGCATCAGCGCAGCGCAAGACATCAGCAGGTAGTCGAACTGACCTTAACATACTGCAAAACGCAGGGTTTAGAGTTAAAGTTAGGACAAGACACCCAGCGATTCGTGATAGAATTAACGCGGTGAATAGCAGACTGCTATCGAGCGAACAAGAGCGGCGGCTATTTGTTAGCCCCAATTGTAAAAACGTAGTCAACAGCCTAGAGCGTCAAACGTATAAAGAAGGCACCAGCCAGCCGAATAAGGATGACGGGTTCGACCACATGAACGATGCACTAGGTTATTTGATCGAGTATATGTTCCCGATTAGGAAGGAACACGATACGCCCCAGCCGACGAGGTGGACTTAATGCGATTTCTTGAATACCAGCATCCCGACTATGACCAAAATCAAGATCGGTGGGAGTTGTATTTGCGCTCTTATATGGGCGGCGAAGATTATCAAGCAGGATCGTATCTTACTGGATACTTAAATGAGTCAAAGGATGACTACAACCGTCGCATCTCACTGACGCCTGTAGATAACCATTGCCGCAATATCGTTCATATCTACTCGTCGTTTTTGTGGCGTGTACCGCCAGTTAGAAGCTACAACGCGCTGGCTAACAATCCCGCGTTAGAGTCGTTCATTGATGACGCTGACCTAGATGGCATGAACTTCAACTCGTTCATGAAGCAAGCTCAGATATGGTCATCGGTATATGGTCACGTTTGGATTCTAGTAGATAAGCCGCAAAGCAACGCGCAGACACGAGCCGAAGAACTAGACCAAGACATCCGACCTTATGTAACGCTATTCACCCCTGAGAACGTATTTGATTGGAAGTACGAGCGCACACCTAGCGGACGGTTTGAACTTACTTATCTCAAACTGCGTGAGTCAGTAGACCGTGAAGATGCTACAACGACCATCAGCTACTACAGGTTGTGGCGCAAAGACGTTATCGAGTATTGGAAAGATGACGGTCACTCAGAGACAAAGATCGAAGAAGTACCCAATCCACTAGGTAAGATTCCGGCGGCATTCTTACCCGCTGCGCGTAGCGTTGTCCGAGGCGTAGGCATTAGCGATCTAAGTGACGTTGCATTAATGCAGAAAGCCATCTATCAAGAGTTAAGTGAGATCGAGCAGCTAATTAGAATCAGCAACCATCCGTCACTAGTAAAGACCTATGACGCAGACGCGAGTGCTGGCGCTGGTTCGGTTATTAACTTGCCTGAAGATAGCGATGCAGGGTTAAAGCCGTATCTGTTGCAACCTAGTGGTCAAAACATCGACTCGATACGCGAATCAATCAAAGATAAGGTTGAGGCTATTAATCGAATGGCTCATATGGGCGCAGTACGAGGAACCGAAGCGATTACGCAATCAGGCGTAGCGATGCAGACCGAGTTCCAAATGCTTAACGCCAAGCTGTCCGAGAAGGCTGATTTATTAGAGTTAGCCGAAGAGCATGTCTGGACTTATTTCTGTAACTGGCTGGGCATAACCCCTGACGTTGAGGTGTTCTATCCCGATGCGTTTGATCTGCGCGATTACGACAAAGAGCTTATGTTCTTGCAGCAAGTTAGAGCCAGCGGTGTACGTTCTCTGACAATGATGCAGGAAGTCGACAAGCAGATTGCCGATCTAGTGTTAGACGATGAGAAGCTCGCACAAGCGCATGAAGAGATAATCGACAGCACCAGAGCGGTTGGTGATTTCTCGGAACGTACTCAAATCTACAAGTATCACATCGACAGCGGCGCGGTCAGTCTGAACGAGGTTCGTGAAAAGATTGGCCTTGATGAAGTCCCCGGTGGCGATGAACTGATTGAGCCATCTGATAATGGCGGCGAATGATGATTACGCGGACTTCCTTGAGCGGCTAACTGACGAACATCAGCGCCGCATGGCTGGGGTATTACAAACCCTAGAAGGTAATATCGCGTCATACGTTAACAGCGCCCCTGATACTGACGGTAAGTTATTTGACCTAGAATGGTCAGTACAGGCTAGGCAAGAAGTCCGTAGATTGATGGAAGTGGATTTTCTATCAGAAGTTCAAGATATTATTGATGAATATGTAGACGTTGCGGGTAGGCAGTACGCAATGCTGTCCCAATTTGGGACGTTTACACGAGTAGCGCCCGAGGCCATATCAGCGTTACAGCAGTTATCGTTTCAAGGCTTTCAAGCAATCGCTGATCAACAGCTAGACACCCTAGCAACTGGAATATACCAATCCACACTGACAGGCCGAAGCAAAGCAGATCTGATCGTTGAGTTACGCGGACAAATTAACGGCGTGTTTCAACAATCCGATGATGAAGAAGCTAGGCAACTGGTCGAGGTAGCACAAACAGCTACAGGCAAAAGACAGCAAGATGCAGTCGATAAGCTGCATAACATCTATGCTCGTGACCGACTAGGTAACAACATGCGGCGCTATGCCACGCAGATGGCGAATGACAGCCTAGCCCAATACAGCGCGTCGATAACTAAAGCCACAGCCAATGAAGCTGGGATCACTAAGTTCAAGTATTACGGCGACGTT